AACAACTGTAAATTCAGAAACAATTTCACTTGCAGATAACATTATTGCATTAAACAGTAATTTCACTTCAGGTTCACCAACAGAAGATTCAGGTCTTAGTATCACTAGAGGTGGTTCTACTGCAAAAACTCTTCTTTGGGACGAGACAAATGATAAATGGTCAGTAGGTTCAGAAACTTTTGTTGCTGGAACTTTCGAAGGAAACTTAACTGGTAATGTCACTGGAAATACTTCAGGTAGTGCTGGAACAGTGAGTTCTATCAGTGGTCATAATATATCAGACCTAACGAATGATAGTGGATACTATAAAGCAAACGATAACGTATCACTTGGAACAATAGCTTCAGGTGCAATCACTATAACGAATGCTACTAATGGTGGTGGAACAGCTAGAAACGTTTATCAATCAACTTCTGCACCAAGTGGTTCAGACGGTGCGGTTGGTGACATGTGGATTCTTTACTCCTAATATAGGGGTTTAGAATCTGTATAAATACGATAAACCAATTAGGGAATAATTAAATATGGTAGAAGGTAATAGACAAGTAGTATATAAAGCGAACGGTCAGCAACCGTATACATTCCAATCACCGTTTACATACAGTGCGAGGTATCCTGCGAGTGCTCAACAGCCTTATACCTTTCAAAGTCCGTTTACGTATAGTGCAAGGTATCCTGCGAATATTCAACAACCAGTGACTTATCAGTCACCGTTTACTTATAGGGTTCCTTATATTGCAAACGCAAGACAACCTATAATTTATAGAAACCCATTTACGTATCGTGTTCCATATCGTGCAAACGCAAGACAACCGTTTACTTATAACTATAGGTCACCATTTACATACAGGAACCCAGTTTCTGCTCAAGAACCTAATATTAGAAACAGACAGACACCATTTACTTATCAGAATCCAGTAAATGGACAAGAACCTAATATTAGAAACAGACAGACACCATTTACTTACGATAACAGACAACCTTCTACTTACAGTAATAGACAACCGTCAACGTATAGTCATAGGTCACCGTTTACATATGTAAACCAACAGCCTGGAACATATAGTAATAGACAACCTTCAACATATGCAAGACAAGGTCAAACACCCGAAAATAGATGGGACGGTGTAGTATCACAACAGTGGCCTGCACAACCAATAACATAGGAATAATATAATGGCATCAGGTTCACAAAAAGTCAAAACACCTACAGGTTGGAATGCAACACAGGGTGCATGGGTAAAAACCCCAGCAGGTTGGAATGCAGTTGACCAAATTTATGTTAAAACACCTACAGGGTGGAATAATGCTTCAGGTCAAGAATTAACTCAAATTCCTTATCCTTATATTGCAAACGCACAAACACCATATATTGCAAATTCACAAACACCATATATTGCGAATGCACAAGAACCTAATATTAGGAATGCACAAACACCATATATTGCGAATGCACAAACACCTTATATTGCAGATGCAAGACAACCGTCAACGTATCAACATAGGTCTCCATTTACATATAGAAACCCAAGTAATGCAAGACAACCGTCAACATATCAACATAGGTCACCGTTCACTTACAGAAACCCAGTAAATGGACAAGAACCTAATATAAGAAGTGCTCAGAATCCATTTACGTATGATGCAAGGTATCCTGCGAATGCTCAGTCACCTAGTAATAAACAGTCACCTTTCACATACAGTGCAAGATATCCTGCGAATGCTAGACAACCAGTAGCATATAGGTCACCGTTTACATATCGTGTGCCTTATATTGCTAATGCTAGACAACCTAACAGTGCAAGGAATCCGTTTACATATCGTGTGCCTTATATTGCTAATGCTAGACAACCAGTTCCAGCAAGGAACCCATTTATATACGATAATAGACAGCCACAAATCTACTTCTTCCAAGCATTTGGTGGATATACACCTCCATTCGGATTACCGCAGAAGGGTGAACAGACTTTCTTCCCAGGCATTTATTAATCTGTAAACTAACATTCTTAAAAAAGGACTTTCGAGTCCTTTTTTTATGTCCTAAATATCTGCATGGAATACTTATATACATTAGAAGAAACACGTGCAAAGATAAGACCTATAGATTATCATACATTAACAACAGAAGAACAATACTCTTTGGGTGCATGGCACTTAGGTAATTTTAAAGACTTAGATAATATTGATAAGGATAGTGAACAATACAAATCCTTTAAATATGTCTTTGAGGAAATATCACCACCGACTAAAGTTATTAAGTGGGGAGATATGCTTGAACTTCGTAAAAGTAAAAAATGGATGACTTTTATGGGTGCAAGTATTGAGTCAGTTCATTATCATAAATTCTTACCCCACCTTTACACTTGTAAAGAGAGGCCAGGCAAAAATCCAGGCATGATGGATAGTGCAAAAACTATAAACGGAGAACCCGAGTTTGCACAAATAAAAGACTATGTTGAGTTTCACCCCGATACAAAAATTACAGACCATACTGAAACTTCTTTGAATTCAATGTATTATCATAGTGCAAAGGCACATTGGTTAGTTCAAAGTATACAAGAAGAAGGTTTAAGACACCCCATACAAGGAATGGTATTCAGAGCAGGAGATAGATACGGTTTTAGAATTCACCCAGGCTCAATAAGGTCAAAGGTGTATGAAGAATTAGAAGACCCAAATTTTGAAGTATTTACGACTGATGCATTTGATATATTACCTGGCGAACCATTGACTTGTGATGAAGCAATACAGTATTGGAATGATAAATGCACTGCAAGAGGTGTTCCCGAAGGATTTAAAAATATGACGGTCACCTTTGTTAATGGAACAATTGAATATCAACATCAATTAATGGATTTAAACTTTAGACAAGAGGTTTATGATTTCAATAAGAGAGTTCATTTACAGTCTAAAGGAAAACCAATAAACATTTACATAGGTTATGATTCAAATCATGGTGACTTACATGAAGTTAATAAGAAATCATTATTAAAAAAACTTAATATGGGAAATGGTCATTTAATGGAAGAATGTAGATGGGAACCCGAAATTAAATTCCTTGACATTTCTAAACTTCCCGATTATAATAGAGAATATGCAAATCAATCTACTGAATTTACATATAGTAGATTCCTAATTCCACATTTAGAAAATTATGAAGGATTCAGTATCTTTATTGATAATGACTTCATATGGAGAAAACCGATTCTACCATTATTCTATTATCTGAATATGGACGATGCAGTTGCATGTATCAAGTATCCACAAATTAAACATGACGAACAGAAATTTAATGGAGAGGTTAATATAGATTATCCTTGTAAACTTTGGTCAAGTCTTATGGTATTTAATAATGGACATGAAGACTGTAAAAAGTTAACACCCGAAGTTGTCAACACTTGGACTGGTGCTCAATTACACCAATTCGAATGGACTGATAAGATAAGTCCAATCCCCGAAAAATATATCTTTACTGAAGGATATGATAACCCCAATGAAAAGTGGGATTACACTGGTATACATTACACTAGGGGAGGCCCTTGGATAAAAGGTATGGATTATTCACACATAAATAATTTAGATGATTGGGTTGTTGCAAAAACCTACTAGTAATTTTTATAAAATTGAGGTATAATATAGAATATGAACGCATTAATATATACAGAAGAAAGTAAACTAATAGTTAGAAAACCAAATGGTTTACAATATGATTTTGAGAATGTCGATAGACCCGAATTGGGTTTTGACTTTGACGTATTGGTCTATGACGATATAGAAGTAAAAATTCTTGAATGGAAAGAAGGCTTAGACTTTAATGACCAAGATAAGGTTGCACTTACTGATGAGGAAAAGGGAGAGATTGAAAGATACATAGAAAACTCGGAACCACCTTTAGGTTATAATTTGAACACTCAATACATTCGTAAATTAGAAGAAATGGTTTACGTTAACATTGGAGAAGTTGCAAATCAATATGATTTCCCATCTTTGTTTGAATCAGTGTATGCTGGAAGAGAAGGTTCTAATCACCCATATCGTGCAAATGCAAGAAGAGTATTAGAATTTGCAGATACATGTTGGAGAGTATATTCTCAAGTTTCAGCTGAGATTAATCAAACTAGAGAAGACACTTTAAAGTCTTTTGAAGACTATGCACAAGCATTTCCTTCACCTAATAATCCACCCGATTCTACAACACTACAAGCGGTTTAATTAGTATGGAACTCATTTATCATGATGAGTCCTTTGACTTAAATGATATTGAATATCCTTTAAAAGATATTCATATTATTGATAACTATCTTTCTAGTGAAATTCACCATTGGGTAGACACAACTTTACATATGGCAAACATATGGGCTAAAACTAATTTAGTTAAAGGAGACATGAAAGGGGGTCTACCACATCATGAACTTTGGGGTGCAACTATGATAAACAGAAACAGTTATCCTCATTCACATCATGAACTTGATAACTGGTTGGGTGTAAAGTGTGTTGCAGAGTGGTTAAATTCAAAATTACAAATGGACTTTGGTTTTAAGTGGGAAAGATTTCAATACATGGGATTGAATTCACAAACACAAGGATTACATGGAACAACACATGCAGATTGTGACGATGATGACGAATGGAATTTATCATTTCTATATTATACCAATAAGTTTTGGGAGAAACATTGGGGAGGCCCTTTGAGAATCTATGACGAAATGCAATCAGGATTACATGGAAGAGATAATCATATAAAGAATCACCAAATTGCAGAGATAGAATTTAAACCTAATAGACTTGTTATGTTTGATGGAAGAACACCACACGGTGCAGATGCACCAACACCCGAAGCAAGATATATGTCTAGAAAATCAATTGTTATTCGGGGAGACGAAATTAGATTGGTGAAAGATAAAAGAGAGTTTTTTTAACCATGCCAACTATAGAATTTTCAACATTTAAAGAAGAAACAGTAAGAGACTTTAAACCAGTTCTTGCAAAAAGTATTAAGCCTGAATGGTGGAATAGTATGCATTTTTTTGAATACAATAGAGGTCATAGGGGTGCTGGTATTCGTTCTTGTCCTGCTATGGACGATTGGTTGAAGAGTGGTTGGTATCTTGTATCTAATAGAGACATGTTTATAAAAAATGGAACATTAACTGATGATGAAGATGAAGTTCTATTCAGTGCAAATGAGTATGGAGATAAAGGAGACCAGTCTTTTGCATCACCTAGTCACCCTCAAAATCAAATGGATTATGCATTTCAATATATTCATGATGAAGAAGCACCAGTAAGGGGTGCATTTAAAATGAGAAATCCTTGGAACATAACAACCCCCGAAGGTTATTCAACCTTATATCTCGACCCATTTCTATTTCAAAACAAATTCTTTGCAACATGGCAGGGTATTATTGATACAGATAAGTTTAACACAAATTATGATAATGCACAAATTATATTTTACCCTCGTGTAGGACATTCATTTATTATACCAGCAGGAACACCGTTAGTTCAAGTCATTCCATATAAAAGAGAAGAATGGCAGGCAACATATCTTGCATACAATCAAGAAACTTGGAGAGAAAACTCAAGTCAAATAACTTCACATACTGGTAATCCTTCTATGGAAGAATTTGCAAGACAGCCTGAAACTAGTCAAAAGGCAAGACAAGAAGACAATAAATTAGGTGGGTATAGGGTTGGTAAATTACATGCACAAAAAGGTAAACTATATAAACAGGAGAATCCACCACCCGAATGTCCTTATCATGTGAGTGAGGATTCACCCGAGATACAACTGGAGTTAGACTTAGATGATTAGATTTTTATTCCCATATATGTGTATAGAGAGAAATCTCATAGAAGACGGAACACTAACAGAAGATTACTTTGATATGTTGGTCAAAGAAATGGATTCTATGAGAAAGAAAGACCCAAGTGGTAGAAGGATTTCAAATCAATATACTGGTTGGCAATCAAATGACGGTTGTGAATCAAGTCCAATATTTACTAAATGTATGAGGTCAATCCAAGGTGTATTCAATGAAGAATTATTGAGTTATACTGGTCATAGTCCAAATCAACTTCAACTAATTATGGGTAATTCATGGGCAAACATTAATGATAATACTGCATGGAATACACCACATTTACATAATGGTTGTTGGTATAGTGGAGTTTTGTATATAAAGGCAGACGGTGACGAAGGTGAATTCATTGCAATCGACACTGCACCGAAGGTTGTTGCAGATTTTCCACATAATCCTAGAGATAGACAAAATTGGACTCTAAGACCGACAACTGGAACACTGTTTCTTTTCCCAAGTGCATTAATGCATATGGTAGAACCAAACTCTACAAATAAAGATAGATATAGTATATCATTTAATATGAATGTTAAATATCTTAACCATACACCCGAAGGAAGACATGGTTCACCACAAGGTTTTCACCCCGATGAACTTTGTTTTGATATAGACAATAACGGAAAACTTATACACAAACTTTCGGAATAACCAACACGATTTCATAAATATTCGTATGGAAATTGTAATCGACGCTCATATCATATGGAATGTTATCCTAACATTCATACTAATGCCTGTAGGTTTATTGGTTAGAAATATACTATCAGAACAAAAAAGACTCGATATATTAGTCAACAAAACACGTGAAGAGATTGCACGTGACTATGCAACACGAGAACAAATCGAAGCAGATTTTCAAAGAATTTTAGATTCTATATCTAAGATAGACGAAAAATTAGATAGAATACAATCTAAAACTTATTTCCAAGATTAAAATAACTATAAATAGTAGTAAACAGGATTTATTACTATGTCAGAACCAAATTCAAAAGCAGCCTTAAAAGAGTATATCAAAAGAAAACTTGGAGCTCCAGTTTTAGAAATTAACGTGGACGATGACCAATTTGACGATAGAATGGACGAGGCACTTCAATACTTCAGAGAGTATCATTACGATGGTTCTATTAAGACGTATTTGAAACACCAAATCACTCAAGACGAGATTGATTCGTTTAAAACGAATGAAACACATAATGCAGCTACAACTGGAACACAAGCAATCTCAGGACAAACTTATGGTGAAGGTCAAAACTACATTACACTACCCGAACATGTGTTAAGTGTAATTAATATTTTCCCTTTCAATTCGGGTCAGACTTCAAGTATGTTTGATATTCAATATCAATTAAGATTAAATGACTTGTATGATTTGACTTCAACAAGTGTTTTATATTACTCACAAGTTCAATCACATTTATCACTTTTAAATGACATATTGGTGGGTCAGATACCTATTAGATACAATATGCACTCTAACAGACTCTACATGGACTACAGTGCAAGTAAATTGAGTGCTGGTGAGTATATCGTTATTGAATGTTATAGAAAATTAGACCCTACAGACATGACTGATATCTATAATGATATGTGGTTAAAGAAGTATTCAACTGCATTGGTCAAGTATCAGTGGGGTGAAAACCTTTCCAAATTCCAAGGAGTTGAACTGCCTGGCGGTATAACACTAGACGGTTCTGCAATGAAACAAGAAGCACAAGACGAGATAACAAGATTAGAAGAAGAATCCCGACTGAATTTTGAAATGCCAGTCATGGATATGATGGGTTAATATTATGCCTACAAATGTATTTTTTAACCATGCAGTCTCTACTGAACAACACCTTTACGAAGATTTAGTTGTTGAATCATTAAGATTTTATGGTCATGATGTTTTTTATCTACCGAGAGAAGTAGTAGAAGAAGACACAATTTTAACGGAAGATGTTCAATCACGTTTCGGTGATGCATATTCTGTAGAAATGTATTTGGAAAATCCAGCTGGTGGATTTGAAGGTGAGGGTGACCTCATGTCTAAGTTCGGTGTTCAAATTGCTGAAGAAGCAACCTTTGTTATATCTTTAAGAACATGGGAGAGATTCATATCACTAGATTCTAACCTTGCACCTTCACGTAGACCAAACGAAGGGGACTTAATTTATTGCCCACTTTCAGCTTCT